GAAGGTAATCAAACTACCTGCTTGTATCCTTGGGCTGGTATAAATGAAAAGCTGTACGGTATTCGTACAGGTGAATTAGTTACCTTGACGGCTGGTACTGGTACAGGTAAGTCCAGCGTCATGCGTGAACTGATGCACCATGTTCTGAAACAGGCTGAAGGTAATATTGGTGTTATCTCTCTTGAAGAGAATACCCGTTCAACCATCTTCCATCTCATGTCTGTAGAAGCTAATGCTAGATTGTACATACGTGAGGTTCGTGAGAATTTCCCAGATGCTGAACTGTTCAAGTGGCAAGAAGCAACCATTGGAACTGGTAGGTTCTATGCTTTCGATCATTTTGGTTCTATGGGTACTGAAGAAATTCTTGCTCGTGTACGCTACATGGTAAAAGCTTTGGACTGCAAGTGGATTTTCCTTGATCACCTATCTATCCTTGTCTCAGGTCTTGAAGGTATGGACGAACGTAGGAACATCGACATTCTCATGACTAAGCTTCGCAGTCTGGTAGAAGAAACTAATTGTGCATTGCTTCTTGTATCACACCTACGACGTACAGGTGCAGACAGTGGACATGAAGATGGTAAAGAGGTAAGCCTGTCCCATCTACGTGGTTCACAGTCTATTGCACAACTCTCTGATGCTGTCGTAGCTATGGAACGTGATCAACAATCTGATGATCCTAATATTGCAAACACTACCACCATTCGCGTATTGAAAAATAGATATGCTGGTGAAACTGGTGTAGCTTGCCACTTGTTTTTCAACAAGGATACTGGTAGGCTGCACGAAGTTACTAATCTTGGTGACGATCTTGATGGAGGAAATGACGACAACGACATTCCCTTCTAAGGAAATATAAATGCAGGTAATATTAGACATTGAAACAGATAGTCTTGATGCTACAAAGATTTTCTGTATTGTTACGAAGAACGTAGACACAGGTCAGATCAATATATGGAAAGAAGAAGAATGTCTAACTAAGTTTCCTGTATTTGCTAAAGGAGTATCGAAGTTCATTATGCACAACGGCATAAGCTTCGATGCTCCTACTCTTAATAGACTAACAGGNACAAAGATAAATGTATCTACAGTAGAAGATACTCTTATTCTTTCTCAGCTTCTTTTTCCAACACGTAGTAAACATTCTCTTGAATCATGGGGGATTGATCTAGGATTTAAGAAGATAGCCTTCCAAGATTTTTCTCAGCTAACTAAAGAGATGATTACGTACTGCATCAGAGATGTTGACATTACCTTTCGTCTATGGCTAAAGATCAAAGAAGAAAAACCAGAGAAGTATCGTCAGGCTATTGATCTTGAATACAATGTACGTCGCATCATTGACGTTCAAGAAAAGAATGGCTTTACTCTTGATGTACAAAAAGCTATGACGTTACAAGCTTCTCTATCTGATAAGTCTCGTGCTATTGAAGAAGACCTACAACGTCGTTATCCTCCTGTTACAGAGGAAAGGTATTCAGAGAAAACAGGTAAGAGGCTGAAGGATAAAGTAACTATCTTCAATCCTGCAAGTCGTCAGCAGATTGCTGCACGTCTTATGGAACAAGGATGGGTGCCAGAGAACTTCACACCTACTGGTCATCCCATCGTAGATGAAGGCACATTAAAGAAAGTAGATATTCCTGAAGCACAGATGATTGCAGAGTATCTTCTTATTAACAAACGTACAGCACAAATAAAATCATGGCTAGAACTTCTTGAGGAGGATAATAAAGTTCATGGTAAGGTACTTACTCTCAAAGCTATCTCAGGACGTATGGCCCACCATAGTCCAAACATGGCACAAATTCCGGCTGTTTATTCTCCCTATGGCGTGGAATGCAGAAGCTGTTGGATCAGTTCTTCTCCTAATAATGTTCTTGTTGGTTGTGATGCAAGTTCCTTGGAGTTAAGGTGTCTTGCACACTACATGTGTGACGAAGACTATACGAAGGAAGTAGTTGAAGGAGACATTCACACAGCCAATCAAAAAGCTGCTGGCTTGGAAACACGTGACCAAGCTAAGACATTCATCTATGCTTTTATCTATGGTGCTGGCGCATCGAAGATTGGTAGCATTGTTGGGGGTACAGCAAGCGATGGTCAAAAGTTAATAGATAATTTTCTTGAAAGCTTACCCGCACTAGCTAAACTAAGAAAGTCTGTTGACAAAATTTCTACATCAGGATATATTAAGGGTCTTGATGGTAGAAAGTTACATGTAAGGCATCAACATGCTGCTATGAATCTTCTGCTTCAAGGTGCTGGAGCAATCATCTGCAAACAGTGGGTTGTTATTATCGACAGACTTATACGTAAGCATAAGATTGATGCTAAATTAGTCGCCAGCATTCACGATGAATATCAGTTTGATTGTCGTAAAGATCATGCTGAACGATTTGGTAAACTAACCCAAGAGGCAATGAAGATTGCAGAGAAGGAGTTAAATGTTCGATGCCCCCTAGACAGCGAATACAAAGTCGGCCTGAACTGGTCCGAAACACACTAATAAATCTTAATGAAAATGAACTAGAATTAGCTAAGACAATAGCTATTGCTAGGAATGATTCTAACAGAAAGGAAGGTGTAATAGATAATATACAAGATAAGAAGCGTACATCAATTCAAATTGATATTGATGGTGCTGAAGCAGAGTTAGCTTTCTTTAAATTTGTAAACGAATATCCAGAGTCTTTCTTTGATACGACAAACAAAGCAAAAAGCACTGGAACTGATTTAGGTGATGCTATTCTTGATAATCTTAGCATTGATGTTAAATCAACTAGATATAAGACAGGAAAGCTTATCCAAAGCGGAGCCAAGACATTTAAATCTAAGATTGATATATATTGTCTTGTCGTAAAAGAAGATGATAATACCTTTAATGTAAAAGGTTTTTGTCCTTCTTCCGTATTGCTTCATGAAGATAATTATGGTAAACATTTCCCCGGTCGTCCTTGTTTTGCAGTTCCTCAAAAAGTTTTGATGGACTATGACGATTGTGTAAAAAAGGTGTTGACAAAGGCTGCGTAGTAAAGTAGTATCCCACTCGTTACTTGAAACAGTCTCAGCCAAGAGACATTGAAAATGGAGTTATAAATGGCTAATAACAAGTACGATCAAATCCTCCTCTCTGGTAAAGCATATTGGGCTAGTGTTGTTGAACCTAATACAACATACGAACCAGTTTGGCAGGTTGATGTTTCGGTTGACGAAGAGACTAAGCAGAAGCTTGAGTCTATTGGTCTTAGTGTAAAAAACAAGGGAGATGATCGTGGAGATTTTTTCTCTTGTAGGCGTAAGGTAGTTAAGAGGGATGGTTCCAAGCGTGACGCACCTCGTGTAATTGATGCAAAGAAAATGCCTTGGGATAACCGTCTTATCGGTAATGGTTCTGCTGTTAAGGTAAAGATTCAGCCCTACGAATATGCTTATGCTGGTAAGGCTGGTGTTACTGCTGACTTTATGGCTATGCAGGTCATTGATCTTGTACCTTACGGTGATCCTTCCGGTGATTTTCAGGAAGAAGATGGTTTTTCCATCGACCAAGAACTAGCAGCACTGTAAGGAAAGTAAATATGAAGCTTAGAGTAATCGCTGCTTCTCTAGGTCTTGCTATCGTAGTCTCTGCTGGGTATAGTTATGCAGAGACTACGCAAGACACTTGTGGATATGATCCAGTTACAGGTTATTGGATTAGTCCTAACGGAACTGTATATCAAGGAAGTTCTTTTGAACATGCTGTATCATGTGCAGCACAAGGAAAACTTCCAAAGATTGTAGAGGAACGTCTAGGTATCTACGGAGATGTAGCAACAAAAGTAATCGCAGCTAATGCTGTATTTATGAACAACAAAGTTAAGGAAGCTAGAAAAAATGACAAGTGAAGCACGTGTACTATCAGCCCTTCGTCGCGGTATGCGAGTTACTCGTAAGACTGCAATCGAACGTGGATGGTGTGAGAACCTAACAGCGACTATCTCACGCCTTCGTAAGAAGGGTTATGTAATTACCGCAATTAAGGCTGAGTCTCCTGAAGGGTCTTATACGCGGTACAAGCTACTATCCAGCCCGTCAGTACAGTCAAAAGCTGCTTAGTAGCTAACACAAGAGGCAACAGAACATGGCTAAGTCAATTGATACATTGGTAGAAGACATTTATGGTCTATTTACCAATGACGAGGAAATAAAAGTAGATAAGAAGCACCTCGACGCTTTTGCTGAAGCAGTAGCCAGTTCTGTTGCCTCCGCTATCTCGGAGGTTCGTAAACCTAGAGAACCATCTTTGCGTCTATCTCTTATTGGTCATAAGGATAGAAAGATTTGGTATGAGATGAATGGGGCAGAGAAGCAGCAACTCTCTGCTCCAACTCTCATTAAGTTTCTATATGGAGATATTCTTGAACAGCTACTGATCCTATTCACTAAGGTAGCTGGTCATAACATTATAGAAGAACAAGGTGAACTAACTTCTAACGGTGTACGTGGTCACAAAGATGCTACGATTGATGGTGTGCTTGTAGATTTTAAATCAGCTTCTCCCTACAGCTTCAAGAAGTTTAAAGATGGTTCTATTCTTCATGACGATCCTTTCGGATATATCGCACAAATTTCTGCATACTCTGATGCAGACAACAATCCTAATGTAGGCTTTGTCGCTATTGATAAATCATCTGGTGAGATTTGCTATTGTCCTATTGACGACATGGACCTAATCAATTCAGGGAACAGAATAGATGAAATTAGAAGCTTCTTGGAAAAAGACACACCCCCTGAGAAATGTTATGATTCAGTTCCTGATGGTTCTTCAGGTAATCATAAGCTTCATATTGGCTGTTCCTTTTGTGACTATAAGTTTACTTGTTGGTCTGACGCTAATGATGGTGCTGGTATTCGTACTTTTCAGTATAGCAACGGCCCAAAGCATCTCGTCAAGGTTGGAAAGGTTCCTAACGTACCTGAAATAACTAATGACAAATAGATATAGATCAGGGTCAGAAAAGAAAACTGGTGATTTACTAGACAGTCTTAACATCAGTTATTCTTTTGAACCTCACTATATAAACTACACTTGGCTAGAATACAAAAAATATCTTCCAGATTTTATTCTACCAAATGGTATTGTACTAGAAGTAAAAGGAAGGTTTAAACTAGAAGACAGAAAGAAACACCTCTTCATAAGAGAAGCTTATCCCGATCTGGATATTCGGTTTGTCTTCGACAATCCTAATAACAAATTAAATAAAGGAGGTAAGTCAACTTATGCAGATTGGTGTATCAAAAATAACTTCCTCTTCTGTAAAAATTCTGATCATCAGATTATAGAAGAGTGGACTAATGAGCAACGAAAGACAAGTAGAGGGAGAGAAGTTTCTCCTAAACGTAGAGTATCTTCTGGGACAGAACCAAGAAGCAAGTCCAGAAAAAGTACTGTTTCTAAGCGTAATCCTACAGGCACTACTAGACGCAACAAAACCAGAAACACAAAGCGAACCTGAAGAAGAAAAGCTGGCTAGACGTTCAGCACAAGCTTGGTTCTTTGCTTCAGTAGGTGTAACATCTCAAGACTTTGTAGACGTATGTGACCTTGCAGGTATATCTCCTGTGGATATGCGAAGCTTTGCATTTAAGGTCTTGCGTAGCAAGGAAGTTAAGTATATAAGGAAGAGGATCAACACGGTGTTAAGCTATGACTAAGAAACCTAACAGATGGATGGACAACTTCAATATGGACAAGCAGGTTCTTGAATATATGAAAGAAATACCTACTCTAAAAGACTATAAGTTCGATGAAGACAAATATCTTATTGAAATTCATAAGTATATTCTAAGCACATACAATCAGCACTATGCTCAGAGTAAGTATCAGGCTACCGATACGATTGTGGATGCAGGGTATGCAGAAGGTTTTTGCATGGGTAACATCCAGAAATACTGGAAGCGTTACGGTAAAAAGGAAGGCAAGAACCGTAAGGACTTGCTGAAGATTATACACTATGCTATCATTATGCTTTACGTCCACGATCAGCAAACACCACCGGGAGAATAGGATATGCAAATGCCTAACTACAATATTAACATCGACCCAGAAAGAGACAGTTTATTTGATCAGTTAGGTATTGCACGGTTAAAAGAGTCTTACATGATGGATCATGAACTTTCTCCGCAGGAGAGGTTTGCTTATGTATCTAAATGTTTTTCTTCTAATCAGGAACATGCACAGCGGCTGTACGATTATTCGTCCAAACACTGGCTTTCTTATTCTACTCCTATTCTATCCTATGGTAAGTCTTCTCGTGGACTACCTATATCTTGTTATCTAAACTATATCCACGATAGTGCAGAAGGTCTAGTCAACAATCTTACAGAGACTAACTGGCTATCTATGCTTGGTGGTGGGGTTGGTATTGGCTTTGGCATACGGTCATCAGATGATAAGTCTACTGGTGTTATGCCTCACCTCAAGATGTACGATGCTTCTTCTCTGGCTTATCGTCAGGGCAAGACACGTCGTGGATCATATGCTGCATATCTTGACATCGACCATCCCGATATTGTTCTATTCCTTG